ATAGACTTACCAACTTGACCACCCCATCTACCAATCTTACTGAATGTGTCTTTAGTAGACCAGCCAAGGTTTTCAAGCGACCAGAAATTCTTTGGTGGCTTTTTGCGTTGCCAGCCATGTACAAAGCTGTTAACAGCACTACCACCAATTCGACCAAAGAGTTTACCAGCTTGTGCGCCAAGTGCAGCACCAATAGGACCACCGAAAATGCCACCAATGATGGCACCAGCACCTGTACCGACAGCGCCACCAATGTCTACTGATCTCTTTGCTGCATTGTGTCGATCTTTGTAAGCTTGGAAGCCTTGATAGCCAACATCTAATGCAGTTCCGACACCAACAGCACCGCCAAGCAATCGTCTGCCAACTAGTGCTTTACCTGTTAGCTCACCAGGCTGGACTCTGCCGAGCTTGAACATGCCACCGAATGAATTACCTTTCAGTGCATTGATTAAGCCACCCTGGCGAGATGATCCTTTGATGTATTGACCTGTAACCGGGTCTCGTGGACGTACACCGGTCTCTTTGCCAAACAGTAGTCTACCTATACCAGCGCCAATTCCTTTACCGTTACCGATACCGAAATTAGCTTTTAAGAAACCACTGGCTAACTTGGACGCACCCAATGTGCCAAGAATACCTGTTATATAAGCAGCAGCAGTCTTAACTGGCTTTGGCATACCTCGCATAGCTTCAAGTAGCTTGTTAGCATAGCCAAGAGCCTTGCTGATACCAGGTGCGACTTCCTTTGCAAAGCTCATACCCATATCAGTAGCAAGTTGCTTAGTTCTAGCTAACTGGTTCTGCAATGAGGACATGTTCTTTCTTGACAGCCTTGAAATATAGCCAGTACGTGCAGCATTTTGAGATTCTCGGACATTGTGTTGCATGTCACCGTAGTGATTCATCAAAATCTGAGCATCATTGAAACCTGTTTGACCAAATAAAGTTTGCAGGTCGGATGATACTCGATTAGATTTCTTACCACGAGACGCACGATTCAGCATCTCAAAGATGGTTCCTAACTGTTTCAAGTGACCATTTCTGGTGTACAAGCTATTAGGATTAATACCCAAATCATGCAAGGCACCTAGCATCGCAGTACTATGTGGCGCTTTGATCAATCTAGTGATGATCTGACGCATACCAGTACCAGCACTCGAACCTTCTTCGCCGTAGTTAGATAACGTACCCAATGCACCCAGCATAGTATCGATAGTTTGACCATTTGAATGAGCGGCACTACCCATCATCTTGAAGGACTCGCCAAAACCACTTTCACCACCAACGTCACCGGAAGTTAAGTCAGCAACGTAAGCGGCTTTGTTCAAAACATCTCTTGTGTACTTAGA